CCGAGGTTGTTGTAACGCATGAAGTTGATTTGAAGACCAGGAGCAACACCGAGTTCAGTCTTCTTGACTGCGAACTGCTCAAAGCGAAGGATAGGCATTGCTTGGAACAAGATTTCCTTGGACCAGATTGTCTGAATCGCTTGAGTCAGCTGGGTGTTGGTACCTGAGTATGCTGTTGGTGAGGCTGCTAGTGAGCCTGTTCCTGTGATACCTGATGCCATTTAGCTATAACTCCTTATATATAGGGTTGGGTTTGGTTTTAGCCGAAAATCCCACGAGACTTACCACGAGCTGAATCGCTCATAAGCTTGTCTCTGTATTTTGCGTATTCGTTTACCGACATAGCTGCAATATCTGCAGCCGTGAACTGACGTGATTCCATATTAGTTTCCAATGGTCCAGCTGTTGGTGCATTTGTGCTAGCACCGCGCATTTCTTTGCGGGCATTCTGCATAGCAGATTGCGCCGATTCAAGAATTCTTTCTGAACGTGCTTTTAATCCTTCAATACTTGCTTGGACTTCTTCGCGAGTATTACCAGCGATAAGGTCTAGCAGGTCAGGAATAATGTTCTCACGTTCTTGTTCTACTAACTGTTGGCGATAAGATTGCAAATCTGCGTATTGCTTTTCGCGCTCCAGAAGAGCGAAGGCTCGTTCGCGTTCTTGACGCTCACGCTCCAACTGCTCTCGCAACTCATCAGTCGTAAGCTTAATCAAATCCTTGGCGTCCAAGTCTTCCATAAGCTTAGCCTTTGCTTCGGCTGCTTCAGCATCTGCTTCAGCTGCCTTGCGAGCTGCTTGTTCTTCTTTTTCTTTACTAAGAGAATTAACTTGTTCCTTTAGTCTTTCGATTTCTGGGTACAACTTATCTTTCTCTTGAGAACGAACTTTTGCTAAGTCATCTTCAGTATAAAATTTCTGAGACTTAGTTGATTCTTTCTCTAGTCCAATTTCAACAGTAGGCGCGTCAACGCCCGACACATTTACTACTGGAGCTACGTTAGCTTCAGCTTCAAAAGCCTCAGCCATTACTTCTGCAGTTTCTGCCATGCTTATATCCTTTTATCCTAGGGGTCGTTTTCCGATATGAGAGCACAAATGACCTAACGTGTATTCTTATTTTGTCGTTTTAGTGCGAAATTGTCAGTGCAAAGCACTTTATTTTTCGTACTCTTGCGGCACCCTTCTCTGAGGAATTTTCGTACCGTAAGCATTAGTTACCAACTTCTCACGGAGGGAACTTCCTCCTAGTTGGGCCGCAATAGTTGCATCATCCATAACAACAGGTTCTGTAGGGGTCACAGGTACTTGCTCTCCTGAAGGTCCTGCTGATGAAAGTGGGGTAGAGCCAGCTCCTTGAGCGCCAGGCATAGCTCCAGTAATGGATGCAATGTCCTGTTCAATTTGGGTCTGGATAAGCTTAAGTGCTCCATCTGCAACAGCGTCATCTTGAAGTTCTTGACGAATTTCTGTGAGCTTCTCTGTTGGGAATTCCTCACCAAGTGTACGAAGAGCGCCTTCCTTAGACTCAAGACCAAGAGATAGCTTGCTTTGGATTTCATTAAGAGCAATCAACTTATCTAGTGGCAATGGTTGTGGGAAGTGAATATATGATTGATAGGTAATAGGGTCATTAAAATCAAGTTGAGCAAGCTGTCCATCTTTTAGAGGAACTGTGCTTGCATTAGGGTCCCAAGTAAATACTTCTGGCTCTTTAAGAGCAAGGTTTAATAGAATTAGCTCATTGACACGTTGTAAGCCATGTGCGTATTGAATAATCTTTTGGTGGTAACGGTTCATCAAAGGTTGGAATTGAATACTAAGCGCAACCCCAGATGTGTTTGAGATTGGTTGCGCTTGGCCCAAGGCAGTCTCAGGGACGCCAACCATTTCGTGCATAGACTTCTTGAGCATAGCCATAAAGTCCATGGCGCCCTTTAGTCCTTGTGAGCCACCTTCAAGATTTTCAACTCGTGCGTCTTTTGGAAGCCCGCCCCAGACCTTATTAGCGCCCTTTTCAAGTTGGCTTGCTTTCGCTCCAATAATAACTGTAACTGGTGCGGCATGATAATTAACGATATCAGCGATGTCTGTAGCAGTTTCATTGTAAGCGCGATTAATGTTAATGATATCGTTGCAATCACTAAGACCCCAAGGACTGCCGCTAATACGAACGTTCGGAATATGAACAACAGGAATAACACCAAGCGGATTAGGGCGAGAGTCAATAAGTTCATCATTTATGTATTCCTCAATTACATCGTCTGTAAGGATTTCTGTGTAGGTAAATACCTGACGTGTTCCTTCTAAAGATGTGCCCCAAAAACGATACTTAAGTTTAAAACGAATCAGGCGCTCACGGTCATGTGGATGGAACTCAGGAAAAGCAAAAGACGAGTTCAGGGGAAGAACACGAACTCGTCCTGGATGGTTGCGACCAGCTGGGTCTGTATAAGCCTCTTCATATGCAACTTTAATAAAGCAATCGCCAGATACTGCTCCCTGTTGTCCAATTTCCCAAAGGACTGTTGCTTTGTTATTGTCTACTTCCCATGCACGTTCTAGTAGGTCTGGGATTATTGCTTCTGTCTGTTTAGGTGAGCGAAAGTTAACACCTTTACCAAAAGTAAAGTTAATTACAAAATCTGTAAAAGCGCGATAATAGTTAAGCGCTATTTGGGTCTCACCTGTTTGACGGCGATAAGACCAATGATGTCCCAGGTACATTGCCCAGTTAAGTGAATAACGGTTTAGGCGTGGTCCGTGTACTTCAAATTCTTCATCAGCAAGCTCAACAAGTCCCAGTGGGGATATAGAGATGGTTAAGTCAGAGGAGGCTGCGCGATAACTCGGAGGGGAGAAATCAATACCGCTCACAAGTCACCTCTTTCCCTAGAATGTACATAGAATACCACATTGTCGATAAATCTTTAAAACGACACGGTCTATCTGAAGCGTTCGCCTCGAATTGACCCAGTACCTATTTGTTTTGTTACTTTTGCTTTTTGTTCTTTTTCTTTTTTCTCCTGCGCTTCATGAACATAGTCACGAAAGCGTGGGTCTACTTCTTTCTTAGATGACACAAATCTCCCGCCAAGTTGCACGTAACGGGAATGAACCCAGTGTGCAGCTGCAGGAGATGGATAGGTACGAAACTTTGCTCTAGCTTGAGCTGTAAGCATGTTCCAAAGTTTTGGGTTAGCAGGCTCCTGATGAGGAGACTTTTTAACTTCTTTACCTGATATTAGTGCCATAGGAAATCCTAAGTACCACCCCTGCTAGCACGTGGATAGCAGGGATAGATGACTTAGTTAAATTAGTCCTGAACTACTGCAGCGTTGCCAGCCTTTTGGTTAGCTCCGTTACGAATAACTTCTTCGATACGGTTATCACCATGGTCAGCAAAACCACCAGCAGCAAACTCAGAAAGATGTGATGGGGCTTCTACCCAAGCAGCAGAACCGACGTGTGCGCGTTCACGCATTGTCTCTTCTGGAAGCTTTTCAAATACATTCTGATTGCGATTTGGACGACCTGCTGCAGGAACATATCCTTGCATAGCGCCCTTTGAGAATTCATTTGGAACATCTGTGTCTGTTGCGATTCCCTCTTCAAAACGAAGTGGTCCGCGTTGTCCTGGAGTTGCAGGAGAAACTTTACGGTCGTAAACGTTTCCTGGACGCTCTGGGAACTTTGGGTCTGGTGCAATTGTCATTTAAGACTCCTTATAGGTTGAGGTACCTCGTAGAAAAGTGTGCTACAGAATTGCCGTAAAGTCAGGTTAAAGTCTTAACGGAAAAAGGGAGAGCTTGTAACCTCTACCGATGGCATTGTTAAATCCATAGTTAAAGAGCAGGCAATGGCCAAACTATCGGCAAAGTCATCATGAGCGTGGGCTTCGTCTGGAGCTTTTGCCAGGAAGTTAGGTCCAGTAAACTTAGTCTCTAAGTCTGTCATCTGTTGCATAAACCTTTTGTGGGTACGCAATCTTCTTGTTTTAGCATGGTTAGGAAAGCCTATTAATCTACGGTCAATTAAAGCCTTTAGATGTTTCCAACGCTTAGACTGCTCTGGTTGGCTACTTCCAATTGAATGAACCTCTGCGCGAGGTAGCAACAGCTTAAGTCTTTGAGCAACTGCGTCACCTACACCATTGGCATCCACGCCAACAGCAAGCACGTCATAGCTATTTAAAAAGTTAACAATTTGAAAATATTGGTCTTCCCAGTCATCACCTTGAATCTCAAGCCAGTTAAGTATTCTATGGTCAAAGTATCCAAACTCATCTGGGCGGTCCCAGTCTACCCACACCACTGTAACAACTGTTGAGTCCATTTTACGAGCGGGGTCAATACCAACTACCACAGGTGAACGATGCCAGGCTTTTACTGTTTCTTGTGAAGTATCTCCAAGCTCTTCCATAATGGTAGAGGTTACAAACATACCTCTTTCAAGAAGCCACTTGCAGCAATATGACATCTGAAATTCATCTGAGTCTTCACCAATACGTAGCATCTCTTTACGAATGAACTTACCGTAGTTTTCATTGTATTTAGCTACATCGCGCCAATCCCACTCAAAGTGGTTTTGTTTCATAGACTTACCTGTTTGGCGCCTTTTATTTAATTGAATAGAGCGATAGAAGTTATTTTTATGGGTTGTAGGTGTCCCAGTCTTAACCATAGTTCCTGAGTAATAGGCCAACATAGGAGAAATAGATTTAGATACTACAAAGTCATCAGCTTCTTGACACTCATCAATAACTACCATATGAAAAGACTTAGATTCAATCTTTGCACGTGGGTTAGCTGTCATCATCATAAGACTGCTGCCTGAGTTTTTAAGTTTAATTTGACGTGTAACTCCAGGGACTTTGCCTAGA